CTGACTTTCCCGTTGGCTTTACCGGGAGAGAGAATCGTGGCCGGCGTAATCGCGTCCATGATCGCCTTGTTTACTCCATTATATGTTGCCATAATTATTTTTACCCTTTCTTTTTAACTGCGATTAACTTTCTAAACAAGCAACCTCTACGACCATCTCTTCCTCCATCCTCGTGGCGCCGGCATACATATCGGCGTAGATCTGCCACGGCTGGCCGACCTTTCCTATGACCTTATCGATAGTTCCGGTGAGGCCACCTGCGGATGCGAGAAGTATCCCCATCCTATGATAGGCCAGACAGAAGCGTGAGGTCCCTGTCTTATCGAGCCTGTTGCTCATTATCCAGTTGAAGCCGAGGAAAGAGACCATCTTCCCGTTTGTAAGCGCTTTCTGGGTATTGAAGTCTACGCTTGTGATCTCCGTGATTTTCAGGAGATTCGTCAGCTGTTTTGCGCCGTATATGAAATACCTCTCATCTTCAGGCACTTCCGCTTCGTTCATCTTCTCGGCCGCCTCCAGGATCTTGTTCAGTGTGAGACCTGCTGCCGCGACCGCTACCTTCTGAGCTGCCGGTAGTATGGTGTCGGTTGCCCCAGCTGCGCCGGTCTTCGACGTGCCTCTCAAGGCCGTGATGATGTAATCGTCTAGCTTACGCCCTATGGCGTATTTTCCCGCGGACATCAACGCGGACTTCGGATCGAGACCCATCGATATCTCGTCTTCTTTGTCAACGAGCTTCGACCAGTATGGCAACTTCGGTGTGACCATGCGCCTTGAATAGTCATCAGCCGAATACACTATATCCTGATGCCTTGTCGTCTTCTCATTCGCTTCGTCTTCGCCGTACTGATTGTAGAACTTCGCTTCACCGGTGAAGTCTGTTTCATGCCTCACAGCCCCCATCAGCTTGGATCCTGACTGCTGTACTGTAAGATACAGCGTATCAGAAAACTCTTTCTTAAACGCAGTCGTAATTTCTGCCATAGGAAAATAAACGGATTTTACTCCGCCCTTTCTTTAGTTAACGAACAATACTAAACTTCTTTTCCTTTTAGGGTGTCCGTTACCGGGCCTATACTGCATTTTTCGGGGGCCTTTCGGCGTATCCCACTACACTACCAAATTAAGAGGCCGGTGTTTTGGGTATCTCTTTGTTTGGTACTGCCATCTCGTACAATTCTCTTTTTCTCTGAAGCAATAGCTTATATTCCGGATTGCTCTTGTCCATAGCCAATAACTGATTCTGAACCTTAGCAATCTCGACTTCTGCCTCTTTCGGAGTCATGGTAACTTCACCCGTTCCTTTGGTCAAACTGTCCTCCGATACGAGATCGGCCATCTTTGCCATGAACCGTACGACGGCCGGGTTATTGCCGAATCCGCTATCAAGCAACTGCTTATAATCATCACCGGCAAGGCTGTTAAGAAGCGTCTGAGCCTTCGTAACCTTCGCATCGTATGCGGCCCCGTACTCAAGCCTCAATGCCGCCTCCGACTCTTTTGCCGAGCTAGCTAACTGTTCCTTGTGTGCCTTGATCTGTCTGTCCATATCAGCCATATGGAATTTGTAGACTCCATCCAACTGATGTGGTAAGAGCCCTAACTTCCATGACTCGGCCTTGAAGGCATCCATCGTCGCCTGCTCAATCTTCACGCCTTCCGGAATCTTGGTGTCCGACAGCTTATAGTCTTTCGCCTCTTTTGGCCTGCCGAGGCGGTCATACGCGATATTTAAGAACTTATCCCTGGCTTCGGGATTCGAGCCTGCGGGCGGTATCGGCAACTTGTCAACGCCTATCAACGACTGGGCGTCAACGTATGCCTTTACAACATCGTCCGAGCTCTGATACTTCTGTAAGCACGCATGATCCTTTATCTCAGGCGCGAGTTTGGATCTCCAATTTACCGATCCGGCTGCCGCTACGCTCGCTACGGCTGCATCTGCGGTCACTTTATCTGCCGCTGCCTTGTCCGAAATCACTTTATCTGCAACCACTTTATCTGCTGTTGCTTTTGCTGCTACTGCCGCGGCGTCTTCTGCCCCAGATGCGCCATCCCCAGCACTACCACCTCCGGTACCGTCGCCTGCGCCTGCTTCTACCCATCTCACATTGCGAAGAAAGCCGTTTATAGGGCTTCCTAACGCTAAACTTCTATACCATAACTTCATCTTCTCCCCTTTCGGGCCGTTTCGGGTTTCCGGCTTACATAGCCGGGCCGCATTACATACGGGTGTCCGATTCTGCCTCTTTTAATACCCTGTCTAAGTTAATCTTCGCCATTGAACATATGCGAAGGTATATAAACCGCTTACCTTCATTAAAACTTGTGATATGAGGATCCCCAGGAACAAACGACGAACTGGTTATATGGCACCATTGCTTCATATCGTCCATGACTATCTTCCCCATTTCACCCGAGAAGATACTCTTGTATGCCGCCTTTAAGGTTACGGGGTCGCGCTTAGGCATATTAAATCCCCTCTCATGTAGGCTTCTTTATACAGCCGGTTAAGGTTCTTGAACGGACGACATTGCCTGCCAAACTTCTTAATCAATGCCGGCATATCCGCCAACACCATCTGCCTGATTGCCTTCGCTCTACGTCCGCTCATTTAGTCCCTCACTTCCTGTACATAGTTATAGGAAAAAAATCTCTTAGGCGGTTTCTTGTCCTCGCTGCCCTTTCCTTTGCTCCATACGGATATTCCATTCTGCTCGAAGGAGTAGTGCTCACCTTCACACAATTTATAAACTGTCTTATCGGATAGGATTATTCTTGTCATGCCGCTCCCTTGCTATTAGCTTCAGCCACGTTCTTCATGGCCGCCGTACCCTTCTCAGCAACTCCGGCTACAGCGTCAGCAGCTTGTATCTTTCTGGCCGCCTCTTCAGCTGTGGCTCTTGCTTTTCTTATCTCCTTGACTTCGGCCTCGGACCTGATGAGCTTTGGATTGATGCCTGTCAAATCGCCCACCTCATCAGCATATTTATCTGAGTCAAACTTATCTGTTATACTAGGCATGCCTTCCGCTACCAATCCGATCAAGGTTACAGCGTTCTGTAACGACTTGAGTTCTGAGCCTCTCTGCGCCCGGGCTAAAGGTGACACATAGTCTATGACAAGATTTTTCTCATCAGCCAATTCAGCAGGAATAGGCTTAATGATTTTCTTCGCAAGCAGTATCGCAAATGTCCTCTTTATGCCATGACCGTGCATGGTATTCAAACGCCCAACCATCGGACCGAGCAATAACATTCGTTCTTGCTCTCTAGCCATTATCTCGGTAGCTGTCTTTTGCGGATCGTCTCGTCCCAACGCTAAGAAGAGATCGACAAATAGCGCTCTATGTATTTTCTTTTCAACTCGGTCAATAAGTTCTAAAGTTATTGGAATATTGGCAGCAGAAGGGATAACCCTTATCTTGTCGTCCACACCCGGCACGCCCGGGTTTCGATAATTGATTGCTTGCGGATTAAGATTTAATGGGCTACTATATCCATCGTGAGGCACGTCAAGCGCTGGATCTGCGGACTTCATCGCGGCCCTCAGATTAGTCTTGGTCATTTGATTAACCATCTTCGTATCCGAGAAGCACTCCATCATCGGTGACGTAAAATACAGCTCACCACTCTCTTTGTTTGCCCCGGCTATCATGTAGGGGAATGTCTTGAAGCCCCCCTCGGATAGCTTCTTCTGCGCTTCTACTTCGATGTAGACGCTCATAAACGGCATATTGATACTGTCTTGCTTCCGGGGGTCATAATCAAATCTCGGCTCTACGCAATGGAGTAGCTTGACCTTCTCTTCATATTTCTTCTTGTCGTATTTCTCGATAGTGGACTTAGAGCAATTCTTGCCCCACTTCCGATAAGCCTGTCGAACGGTAAACTCAAACCTTCGATATACCGTGTCAATATCCTCTCTCTCATTCTGGTCAATGAAGATCTCTTTTATCGGCCGGGTGTAGAAGCGGACGTTGTCGATAGGATCGTCATCTACAAAGATCGTACACATACCCACGGACCCGAAATCAATATAGGCCTCAAGAATAGACTGACTGAAATTCGTGCTGTTCAAGGTGTCGTATATTTTGTCCTCGGCGTCTTTGAGCCATACCTTCACCTCTTTAGAGTCCATCTTCTCTCTGTTCTCGGTGCGGAGATTGAACCACTTAGACGCTGGATTGGTAAGATAGCCATGCAGGCCGGACGAGAATACTCTCAGGGCTTCGATGGCCGCGCTGTCATACACGTCTACTGGAAGCCGAGCGCCCTGCTCCTTAGTCCGGGTGATGTAGGCCTTTCGGGCGATGCAATAGTACAAAATATCTTGCCAGTAATTCTCCCAGTTGTTGCGGAGAGATTCCATCCTGGTCGCCCGAGTCAGTCTCTCTTTTACGTCAGCTCCTGCCATGTTATTCTCCCGTCAGTTTCTTGCCCTTGCCTGAGCCTAATAGCGTGGGCGCGGCGGCCCCAAACTCTTCGCCTCCCTTTAACGGAGACGTTAGTATCGTGCTTGTTCTCCTGCGAGCGGTCTT